CGTTTGAATCGGCTTTGGGCGGTTTCAAAATCGGTGCTGGCATGGCAGAAGTACAAGCGGCACGGCAAAAGCGTGAATTAGAAATTGCGGCATTGGCACAAGCACAACAGCGGCAGACTGACCTTGCTGATCTGTTTAAAAACCCAAATGCAACAAGTGCAGACTATGCAAGGGTGACAGCATTTTTGCCAAAAGATCAAGCAAAAATAGTGCAAGATAATTTTGCGGCGCAAACAGCAGAACAACAACAGCAGACTTTGCGCCAAGGTGCACAGGTTTATACAGCCATTAAATCAGGAAATCTTGATGTTGCCGAAATGCAACTCAAAGAACAAGCGGCGGCACTGCGAAACAGCGGAAAAGAACAGCAAGCGCAAGCCTATGATGATGTCTCAAACTTAATTAGATTGAACCCAACAGGTGCACAAGCTACCATTGGGTTGTTGGTTTCGGCTTTGCCTGGGGGTAAAGATTTTCTTGATAACGCTGACAAAGCACTTGGAACAATAAGGGCAGAGGCCGAAGCCCCATCTAAATTAACAGAGCAAATTGCAAAATCTGCCCTTGCGGTGCAAAACGCGGCAAATGCTGTTGCTACTGCGCCAGATGATGTAGCCAAAGCAAAAGCAGAAAGCGACTTGAAAAGGGCGCAAGCAGAAAAAGCCGCTGTTGATGCTAAGTATGCTGAACGCGAGGCAGTTGATGCCATCATTAAACGTGCCGCAGATACAGGGTTGACTAAAGCACAAACAAATAAAGTTTTAGTAGAAACTGGCAAACTAGGCATTGAAAGTAAAAAAGCGGCACTTGAACTTGAGGTACTTAAAGCTACAGGTGGTTTAGACCCAACCAAAACATTTGATAAAGAAGAAAAATTACGTAAGGAATATCAGACTAGAACCAAAGTATACGGGGAATTAGGTACTACATTTTCTAATATTAAATCATCTGCTGAAGCTAAAACTGGCCCAGGCGATATTGCTTTAATTACTGGATTTATGAAGATGCTTGACCCAGGTTCAGTTGTGCGAGAGACTGAATTCGCAACCGCAAGAGATACTGCTGGCCTATATACAAGACTTGAAAACAGTCTGAAAAAGGCAGAAAGTGGGCAATTCTTGCAAGCAAATCAACGAAATGAATTTGTCAACCTAGCCAAACAATATTTAGACTCTGCACAGAAAAAAGCAGGAGAAGAAAAGAAGGCACTTGGCGTGGTGGTTAAAAACTACAAACTTAACCCAGATAACGTTTTTGGACCTGAAGAAAAGCCAGCGGCTCCATTACCAACCAATGCAACTATTGGAGGTAAGACCTATTCAAGGCCAGCCAACTTCACTGATACACAATGGAGCGACTATCTTAAAGCCAATGGGGTTATCCAATGAGTCCAGAAGAATGGTTAGCAAGTCAGACTACTCAAGCCGCGCCTACTGCGGCTCCAATGTCACCAGATCAATGGCTTGCCACACAGAAACCAGAAGCATCAACAACAGCAACAGGTCTTGCTGGGGCGGCAACTAGGGGAGTGACTTTGCCTGCGGCTGGCGCAATGCTTGGTGCGGCTATGGGTGCGCCTTTTGCTGGCATTGGGGCTATTCCAGGTGCTATTGCTGGTGCTGGTGCGGCAACTCTTGCTGGTTTAGTTGCTGACCCTGTTGTTGGTTCAATCAATAGTTTATTCGGCACAAAATATACTTTGCCAACCGATGCGCTTGAGGATTTATTGACCCGTGTAGGTGTTGCCCAACCTAGGACCGCCGCAGAACGCATTGTGCAAACCACAGCGGCTGGCGCAAGTGGTGGTGCTGGCGGTGTTGCTTTGGGTAAAGCTGTAGAAGCCGCCGCCGCAGGACCAGTGACCCGTGAAGTGGGTCGCATGATGGCAAGCACGCCAGGGTTTCAAACGCTCACTGGTGCAACTGGTGGGGCGGCTGGTGCTATTGCAAAAGAAGCAGGTGCTGGCCCTGTGGGTCAGATTGCCGCCACCATTGGCGGGGCAGTTGCACCATCAATCCCAACAATGGTTAAATCAGTAACTCAACAAGTGGCGCGAAAAGTTGCCCCAGCAGGTGCTGAGATCAAAGAAGCGGTCGAACCAACTTTTAAGGAATCTGTACAAAGCATTACAGCAACAGTTGGTGAAAAAATATCACCACAACAAGCAGAGACCATAAAAAAAGTTATCACACAAAGCCCAGATTCTGTTGATGTTGTTAATTTCAGGGTTGCTGGCACACAAGTAGTTCCAGACAATCAAGCGGCTGATGCCATCAAGCAGGGTTGGAAAGATGGCACTATTGCTAGCATCAAGGCTGCATCTGATACTGATCGTCAAGCCATGACCAAGATGCTTAACATCTTCAAGATGGGCGAAAAGAGTGAGAAGTTTCGTGCCACAAATCGTGCGGCAGACATTCTTGGTGACACTGTTGAGTCACGAATTAAATACATAACAGGCGCAAATAAAGAAGCTGGAACTGCCATTAACCAAGTTGCCAATACTCAACTACGTGGGCAAAAAGTTGACTTTGACCCTGCTATAAACTCATTTATTGATGACCTTGGGGCGTTGGGTGTGAAGGTTGAGCTGGACGCAAACGGGGTTGCCAAAGCCAATTTGCAGGGTTCTGATATACAAGGTGACCGACAGGCCCAGCGAGTCTTGAACTCTGTTTTAGAGCGTCTGAGTGCAACCAATGTGCCTGATGCCTTTGGACTTCATACAGCCAAGCGGTTTATTGATACGCAAGTTGACTATGGCAAAAGAAGTCTTGCCAATCCTCTTACAGCACAAGCCGAAAGAACACTAAAAACTTTACGCAAAAATTTGAATGAAACGCTTGGTGAAAGTTTCCCTGATTACAAAGCTGCTAATACCAAGTACTCGGACACCATTTCTGCATTAGATGATTTACAAAAATCTGCTGGTACACAGATTAACTTTGACTCACCAAATGCAGAAAAAGCATTGGGTGTGGCAATGCGTAAGCTAACAAGCAACTATGGCACAAGAGCAAATCTAATTGATGCCCTAGACAAAGCCAATCAGACTGCCACAAAATATGGCATGAAGATTGATGATGATGTTATTAACCAATTGATTTTTGTTAATGAACTTGATCGTATGTTTGGTGCGGCGGCACAGACCTCTTTAAAAGGCCAAGTAGCCGAAGCCATGCAGACTGGTGTTGATATTGCAAGGGGAAATGTTGCAAGCAGGGCATTTGATTTGCTTGCTCAAAAGGCAGAGAATCTGCGTGGTGTCAACAAAGAAAACGCAGTCAAGGCAATGGAAGAACTACTCAAGCGTAGAGCTGGTCAACCTTGATACACAGGAGAATGAATAAATGTCCGCAATATCAGTAGAACCACCATATCCAGCGTTTGCGGATGCTGATGGACAGCCGCTTGAAGATGGTTACATCTGGATTGGTTCTGCCAATCTGTACCCGATCACCAACCCAATTGCGGCATTTTTCAATGCTGCCATGACCACTGCCGCAGTCCAACCAATTCGCACAAGTGGTGGTTATCCTGTTTATCAGGGTACTCCAACTAGAATTTATACGGCAAGCGATTACTCTATCCAAGTGCAAAACAAGAACGGCACGGTGGTCTATACCTCACTGAACGATAACACTTATAGTGGCGGAGTTATAGTTTCCAATGCAACTGGAAATGGCACGCAAACCATTTTTACAGTACAAGCCAGCCCTGAAGCAATCTACATAAATGGTGTGTATCAAAACCAAAATACTTACGCATTTGCAAATGGAAACGTAACATTCACACAGGCTCCACCATTGACCTCTATCATTGAATTCGTATTCTGAGGAATAAACCATGTTAAAAGCAATCTCAACTATCACAAACGCACTTGGTGCTTTAAATTACAAAGGCACATGGAATGCCTCAAGCAATACGCCTACCTTGGCTGATGGCACTGGCGCAAAGGGTGATTACTATGTGGTTAGCACCGCAGGAACGCAGACATTTGGTGGCGTTCAATTATTCTTTGGCACGGGTGACTGGATAGCCTATAACGGCGCAGTCTGGCAACGGGTCGAGGGTGGTTCAGATGGCAACTTTGCCAACGTAACTCTGACATCTACAGATGCAGGTGCGACAGCATCCCCATTGCTGGAGTTATACAGAGACTCAGCAAGTCCAGCGGCTAATGACACTATTGGCGAGATTGAATTTAATGGTGAAGATTCGGCAGGTAACAAACAAGCCTACGGCTTGATTCATGCCTCTATTCTCAGCCCAACATCAGCCGCCGAACAAGGCCAGCTTCATTTTGAGACTGCCACTGCTGGTGCATTAACCGAAAAGATGATTATTGGCACAAACAATCTTGTGATAAACGAAATTGGTGCTGTGTTTAACGTGCGGATTGAAGGCGACACAGACGCTAACTTGTTTTGCACAGATGCAACAAACAGCCGTGTAGGTGTCGGCACAGTTGGCCCAACAGCAAAATTGGATGTTGTTGGTGGTGATATTCGGATTGATAACGGCAATTTGATCATTGGCACATCAGGCAAAGGCATTGATTTTTCTATCACTAGCCATCCTGCTGGCATGACCAGCGAGTTGCTGGCTGATTATGAGGAGGGCACATGGACACCAGCACCAAATTCAGGTACGTTTTCTAGCGCAACTGGGCAATACACAAAAATTGGTCGGCTTGTTACTTTGCAATTCAATGTAACAGTTGGAACTGGTGGTGGAACTACTATGACAGGAAATCCATTTACAACCTATGGTGGCGCAGGCACTATTGCTGTTTCAAGTGCAATGTATACAGAAGGTCAAACTTATCCTGGAGCAACTACCACCGCACAAGTATTGCTTGGTGGCGGAGGCTCAACAATTAGTTTTGTTGGTGTTGGAACAGTATCTGGATTTACTGCTATGACATTAACGGCGAGTGCTGTTCTTATTGGTTCTTTAACCTTTATTGTTTAAGGAAAATAAAATGTCTTTGACAAAAGTATCGTATTCCATGATAACTGGCGCACCAGCCAATGTGCTGGATTATGGTGCTGTTGGTGATGGTACGACTAATGACACGGCGGCAATTCAAGCCGCACTTGACGCAAATGCTTGTGTAACTTTTCCCCCAGGTACTTATCTTGTATCAACAATTACGATTGATAGCTTTAAAACTTTGTTTTTTAATGCGGCGTACATAAAAGCATCATCGAATAGTTTTAACCCAGTTGTGATAACTGGAAGATACAACAGCATTTTTAATTTAAAAATTAGTTGCAATTTTTTTCCAGATATTGCTGCAATGCACTGGTTAAGCGATGCTACGCACACTTGCCAATTTAACAATGTGTATGGGTTGCAAATTTCAGATGCAGTGTATGGCGTATTGTTTGGACAAAAGCCAGGAACAAGTGCGTATGATGCGCCGCAATCTGAAAACACTATTTATGGTTACACCACAAGGGCTGTGCAGATTGCAATATGTTGCAACCAACCCAATGGTGCTTTGACTCTTGTTTCACCAATTCTTGATTGCGACCCTTTTGAATGGACAAGCCAGCCAGGGTATAACGCCACAACATTTGGCAACGCTGCATTTTGTGTCATCAACCTTGAAACTGCGTTAACCGTCATGGGCGGTGAATTACTTAAAACAAGTTTATCTGTTGGGTACGGCATTAAAGGCGGTGGTGTTTTTGATAACTGTATTTTTGAAATTGCTTGTCCTCAAGCCTTAATTACTCAAGATTTAACCATATCTAATAACCAAAATGGTACTTTTGTCAGGGACAACGTTGCGGCATTTACATTTGATACCACAGCGGCGGGTGACCAAGGCGGTGCTGTACTAAATCTAACAAACTATAAACTTTCCCGTCCCAATGGGTATCAAACTTATTCTGGCGCTTATGTAATAGATGGCAATCCCACTTTGTCATGCCGTGTTATTGGTTTGAGTGTCAATTTAAAAAATTACAATCCGCAATTATTTCTTGATATCGCATCAACAAACATTTCTTTAAATGTAAAAAATTTAAACGCAATTAATTATAGTTCTGGTGGCACATTATTGGAACAAATTGCTAGTGCAGATACATCGGTCAATGGTGGAACTATTGCATCGGCATCAAGTATCAACCCAAAATCGACAATTGTATTTGTGACTGGAACTGCTGCAATTAACACAATTAGTGTTCCTTATTTTGGTTTTGCTGGGTCAATTATTCTTATCCCTACGAGTAACCCTACATTTACCACAACGACTGGTGGCAATATTGCAATTGCATCTACGGCAGTTTTTGGCAAAGCGTTAACAATGACAATTCTTGGCTCAACTTGGTATCCAAGTTACTAATCTTTAATTGGAGATAAAAATGGCTCTTTCTAAAAATGTTGTTTTTTTGCCTGCTGGCTTTGATAGTCCTGCACAAATTAACAACGCCTATATTCGCATTGAATCAATTAGCGGTGGTAAAAATAAAATTACTGCATCTGTTGTTATTGGCAAAAAAACTGAAGATAGTTTTTTGATTGCTCAATCAAATAATTATTCTTTTGTACCAAATCTTAGTGGTGCAAATTTTATTGCACAAGGTTACGATCACCTTAAAACTCTGCCAGAATTCGCTGGCTCTATTGACTGTTAAACCGTACCAGTTCGGACAACTGGAAACCTTAATGTCTGACTGGATAGTCAGATTGGAAACAAGGAAATATCATGGCTCTTGAAAAAATTATTTCGGTCGATCTAATTGAAGTGATCGAAAACGGCTCGGTACAAGTTCGCACCAAAACCGCCATCATGGAAAACGGTGAGCAAATTAGTGGCACATTCCATCGTCATGTTGTTGTGCCTGGTGCTAACTACAGTGCTGAAGATGCCAAGGTGCAAGCCATTTGCGATGCGGTGCATACGGCTGGCGTTATTGCGGCCTATCAAGCAAAACAAGGAGTTTGATATGTCTACCAATTCACAAATTGCATTTGCGCCACTTGGCGAGACCGTTGTAGTCCCTGCGGCGGCTGTTGCCCCCACTGGCGTTCAGGCGCTGGTAAGCGGCAGACTTGACGCACAAGGCACAGGTCAATACCGCATCATCAATGACAGCACCTACACGGTGTTTCTGGGCGTTGGTACAACTGCGGCATTGGCTACGGCAAATGCTGTTGCACCAGTCTCAGGAAACCCAAGTCCAGCCATCGTGCTTGTGCCTGGGGCTGTGGAGATTTTGCGCTTTGCACGCACATCGTATTTTAGCGGTCTTGCATCAGCGGCGGCAACTGTGTACATCGTGCAAGGCGAGGGCATTTGATGCTTGAGGATACCGACACACGACTGGCGGTGCATGAGGCGGTTTGTGCTGAGAGGTACACCGCCATTGAAAAGTCGTTTGAGTCTGGTTCACAACGCATGACCCGCATTGAGTATTTGCTCTATGTGGTGATTGCGGCTGTATTGCTTGGCCCTGGTTTTGCTGGTGAACTTGTAAAAAAAATACTGGGGTTGTAAATTGACCCCATCACGGCATTTGCACTCTGCAAAAGTGCCTATGAAGGCATCAAGGGTTGCGTTGCCGTATATCAAGACTTAAAAAAAACTGGCAATGACTTGACCAAGATCACCAGCGAGGTTGGTGGTGCATTGTCAAACTTCTTTAAGGGTCAAGCTGAACTTGAATCTAGTCATGAAAAAGCAGAGTTTCAACGAGAAGAAAACAAACGCAAAGGAATCAAAGACGATCTTGCCACACAAGCCATAGACAATGTGATGTTTCTCAGGCAGACAAAGCAGTTTTATGCCGACCTTGAGAAAATGGTGCGCTGGGAGATGGGGCAACCTGATCTCTGGCGTGAAATTGTTGAAGAGTACCAAAAGCTGTTGGACCAGAAATCGGAGCAAGCGGCTTTGGAACTGCATCAAAAGCGGGTGAACGCATGGCGGCGACAAAGGTTAAAAAATCAGATATTGGACAGGGTGCTGGAAACAGTGGCGGTGGTTTTCGTGGTCGCTTACCTAATATGCCTAATGTGGATGATAAGTCTCAATCATCAGGGTCGTTTGGATACCTTCTGGTCTTAGTCCTGTTCGCGCTGGTCTTTGTGTTGGTGTTGCCCCTTGTTGGCATGATGTACATGGACACGATGGTTGTAAGGCGAGAGGCCAAAGCCCAGATGGAAAAAACCGAAAAACTGCAAAAGCAAATTGAAGCTGAAAGGAAAAAAGATGATTGATCTCACCAAAGCTATTGGCGCAGTTGCCGCAAGCGTTGCCGCACTGGGCGGCAGTTACACACTTGCTGACAAGTTTGGCTGGTTTGATCGGGCCATTCTTGAATGGTCGCCAGAGCATTTTAAAATTGTGGCAGAGGCTGGGCAACCCATAAATGTTACTGTTGCACGAATAAAAAAACGGGATGATTGTTCTGTTGAAAGTTTTACCCCAAGCATTCGAGACGCATCAGGTATGGTGCATGAAGCGACCACCACCGCCAGTAGATTCAGTGGTCCAGCAGGGCCAGAAATTGATACATTTACATATCAGTTGACGATGGTACAAAAAGAAAAGATTGCCAGCGGCAAGGCAACTTTGCTGGCAACCATCAAATACAAATGCCCAGAGGGTGAACGTGTTGTGCAATACCCCCGCCATGCAAATCTAAATTTCGAATTGAAAGGTTAAAAAATGCTCACTCTATTCTCTAGTCTAATAAGTTTCCTTATGGGCGGCCTGCCCAAAATCCTTGAATTCATACAAGACAAGTCTGACAAAAAGCATGAATTGGCGTTGGCGGCAATGCAGACAGAACGTGAACTAACTCTCAAAAAAGCTGGCCTAGAAGCACAAGAGCGCATCGAACATATCCAAACTGAGCAAATACAGATCAATGCAGATGTGCAGATGGCGCAGACTCAGATGCAAGAACGCCAAGCCTTGTACGCTCATGATGTGGCACTAGGGCAAGGTGCATCAACTTGGGTGATTGACATGAGGGCGGCAACCCGTAGCGTCATCACCTACGGAATGTTCATCATGTTTATGTTTGTCGAGGTCTTTGGTTTTTATTACGCTTGGCACACAGATGTGGCTTTTGATGTGGCACTAAATCATTTGTGGGATGATGAAACCCAAATCATTTGGGCGTGTATCGTCAGCTTCTGGTTTGGTGGTCAGGCGTTCAAAAAATGAACATCAGCCCCCAAGCTGTTGAGATGGTCAAGCACCATGAAGGTGTGAGGTTTAAGCCTTACCGTTGCCCAGCAAAACTTTGGACAATAGGAGTCGGTCATGTTTTATACCCAGATCAAGGCAAGATACCTGTCGATCAAAGAGATGGTTATCCGCTACGCCCAGAAGATAACCGCACGTTTTCAGCGGATGAAGTAAACGCCATTCTCAGAAATGATATTGCAAGGTTTGAACGTGGAGTACACACTTTATTTCCTGTCGATCTCAGCCAAGGGATGTTTGACAGTCTTGTTTCTTTTTCTTTTAACTGCGGCCTGGGAACAACCCAGCGTTCAACGCTACGCCAGAAGGTGCTTAGAGGCGACAAGGCGGGTGCTGCGGATGAATTTCTAAAGTACACCAAGGGCGGTGGCAAAGTCTTGCCAGGGCTGGTTAAACGCCGCCAGGATGAACGGGCGCTATTCCTCCATCCATAGCAGGATTTGAACGAATACCCAGGCGACTGCCACTACAACGGCAGCGCCTAGGCACAGGATTAAAAACAAACCCATCATGTTAATCCTTTGGTGGTGTGCAAGTGTGAATGTCGTTTGTGCGCTTGCCGCATCGTGAGCAAAAGTTCTGATCTGTGCGCTGTGCCAATCGTTCTTTGAGTGCGGTGATGGCTTTTTCATAGATTGATTTACGCTCAATCATTAGCGTTTCCAACGCATCAAGCGCCAGCTTCATTGCTTCTTTGTCAGTCATGCTAGTCCCCTTGTTTTCTACATTTTCAGCGTACCGCATGATCTGGTGCTTGCGTGACCCCTGCATACCCCAATCCCCTTGCCGCTTGGCTAAATCCTCAAATGCTTCATCTTCTTCATTCATATCAACTCCCGTTGTACAGGTACAAACCGCCATTCACGTTCTGCCCTGCCTGATTTTGATTTAGTAACTTGCCCAGTTAATTCCACCAAGCCAATCTTGGCTAACTCAGGCAAGCGTCTAGCCACTTGATTGCCATCTAACCCAGTTAGTTCAGCGATGCCATCTTTGCCCCTTGCACCGAAACGCTGGAGACAATCCACAATTAATCCACTATGAAGCCGTGCCAAGTCCTGCGCTTGATCTGCGGCGGCATGGCTGGTGGATGGGTCAAGTGATCGCGCACGTTTAAAAAGCAAGGTCATCATCAAACTCCTTTTGTGGCTGGCGTTCAATTGGTTTGGGGTCGTAGCAGTTTGCCCAACCATCCCATCCACCTTTTGGCAGGGGTATCACATCTAACTTAATTTTGAGATTGCCGTTATCTTCAAACACTGTGCCAATGTTTTGATATCGTTTCTTTTCCTCGCCCATTTTGTTGATGTACGAACCAGTTACCACGGTGATGTCTTTGATCTTTTTCATGCAAGGCTTTCAAGTTGTTGGATTTTCAGTTCTACTTCACGCAAAAATTGGCTGACCATGTTTTCAAGGTGCTGGATAACTTCTTTGTCAGCCATTACACGCTTGATGAATAGTTGGTGCTTTTCAGGCATCCGTGGGTCAAAGGAAACAAAATCGCACCATGGGCGTTCTGTGCAAGCCATTTGCCACATCATTTGAGTGATGTATTTTTCAGGCACTTTTTGGTCAAGCAGGGTTGCAATGTGAGTTGCGGTATTGGGGCATTTGATCTCCACCAAACCATCATCCGCTAACCCATCAGGTGACGCACCAGACATCTCAATCCAAGGGTGGGTAATGAACCCTACCTCGGTTACCAAAATTTCCACCTTGGCCTCATAAGCGGCCCGGGCAAAAGGTTCGGTATCTGTACCCCACTGCATAGCAGAGTTGCTAAACGATTCAGCGGGTTTGCCAGTCATTCGTTCGCACACAAGTTGGGCCATGTAATTGTCCCTGCTGGTGCTGTAACCAGTCTTGGTTTTGGCAATGACATCAGCAACCCTGCTGGCGGTGACTTTGCCACATCGGGCGGCAAACCATTCTGTTGTACCTTGGTCCATCATTCGCCTTTCAGTTCGTTGGCTAATTGAGTCTCAAGCAAAGCCTTTTTAGCGTCCTTTTTGGCGATGACTTTGGCAACCCATGCCTGTTCACCTTTGGCGGCTGTATACGCTGTTTTGTAGGCTTTCTGGAGGTCTGCTATCGTGATGACTTCATCCATTGCCAAAAGTAAATCAACCATTTGATGCTCATTAACTTCTGACTTAACCTCGGTGCGGCGAGAACCTGCATTGCCATCATCGTCCTCAGGCGCAATGCCACAAGCCGCCATCAAACTGTACCGCCGTGCATAAGTCAAAGCCGACCCATAACCCTGAGGGTCTTGCTTAGATGCCGGCACATGGAGAATTCCGCATTCAAGCATCTCGCCTGATTCGTGCACGAACATGGTTTCTACCATGACCCCATCGTTGCAGTCGTAGCATTTTTGAATCAGGGCAATTCCGTTGTCGTTCAACCCTTGAATCACAGCCTCAACGCAAGCTGATAGGTCGGCGTAGCGGCTTTTAAAGTGCGGATTGGTGGATGACTTGAGAGCAGGGCCAAAAGCCTTTTGTGCTTTGACCAGTGCGGTTGCGATGTTTTTCATTCTGAGTCCTTTGCGATGAGTTGAGTTTCGAGGTCTTTGATGTATTCCTGGGCGGTTTCTAAAAGATTGATATGAGTTCGCAAATGCGATTCCAAAAGCCCAACGTGATAGGCCAAGCGGTTCTGTGCGGGTTCGCCAGCGTATTGTTTGTCGGCAACAAATTTGATGTTGTCAATGATTTCGTTAGCGTTCATTTCATGGCCTCCAAATAAAAATATCAAGGCAAAGCACGATCAAGGCAACCAAGGCCAAAACCCTGATAACTTTGTCGCCAGTGGAATGTTTGGCAACGTGGATTTCAATGGCTGCGCCATACTCAACTGTGTGAGGGAAAGCCTCATTCATCGTTCTGGGGTGTTTCATCTTGTTCATCCTCTGGTTGGTTGTCGGGGTTGTAGTCTGTGTTGCGGGTGAGGATTTGCCCCCACCGCCATTCTTTGTAGTCGTCTGAGTACATAAAATTTAAAAGAAGGGCCGAAGCCCAACCTAAATTAAGCAAGCAAAATTTCTTCAGCTTCAGATTTCAGCCGATTGCCATTGCCAAACCAAGCATTGTTCATGCGAGTATCTACGTTGTGCCCACGCTCATGGTCAACGTATTGGGTAACGGCGTTTAGTAAGCCCCATTTAGTACCATACACGCCATTATTATTTGCCCCTATACCTGCACCATCAAATAGTTCCAAGACGCGTTTAAAGCCGCGAGATTCCTTAAAGGTGCTGGTTTGTGGATTAAAAGATGCAGGGAACAGCGTGTTGGTAAATTCACGAGCAAATTCGGTGCTGACACCTATACGAGCTAATTTGCGGTACTTGTCCATCATGCCCTCAAAGCCACCAACAATTAGTCCTAAACGGTCACGCATGAGACTAGCGTCAAAATGTGCTCCGTGGGTAAGGTTAACGCGGCTTGGTGCAGTTTCTGCATCGGCTGCAGACAAAGTGTTATTGCACACTACGCGAATGCTGGTGAACTGCCCTATGGTGGCTGCTGTACCATCAAAGCTGGTGGACAAAAGCAAGTAACCACGCACAGCATCATCATGGAGTACTACAGCTTCTTTGTTCACATTAGCCAAAGCCCAAATGCGTTTACCGCCTTTAATAGCCCCGGCAACTTCTAAAGTAAATCCAGCAGATTGCACCAGCGTGTTGAAGAAATCCAGCACGTCAGCGGGTTGGTGCACCTTATAACGGTCAGTCACAACGCCTAAAGGTGCATTTGTGTCATTGCGATAGATTACTTTTTGGTTGGGGATTTCGCTGTAATTTTGCCCATCAAACGAGAACATAATGGGTTGCAACTTTGCTTCCCAATCTAACCCAGCCTCTTTGCGCCAGACATCAATGGGTGCATCAGGGGTTAACTGTTGACCAAGGCCATGCCAAGGTGTTGTATTGACAAAAGCAATTTCTGCTTTGCCAGTGACTGTGTTGTTTTCAATCATATGTGCCATGTGAGACTCCTTAAATACCCTATGCGGAATTGCTGGGGCATGGTTGCATTGTAAAGGGTTCTTAACAAGCCGTGTAAATTACTTTTAATAGTTGACTAAATTGGTATGGTATTAATGTTCACGGCTCTTAACATAGAATAGGAAGATGACAAAAGAACAGGCTACCAAATTGGCGGGGTCACAGAGTGAGCTTGCAAGGATTCTTGGCATCAGCCGTGCGGCTGTGAGCCAATGGCGACAGATGCCTGAGGGCAGGGTTTGGCAACTCAGGGTCTTGAAGCCTGAATGGTTTTTGGGTTAAAATGGATAAAAGACGCTTGGCGGCGTTTCGTAGTGGGGTTAGCCCTGAAGTCTGCTGGTACTACGCCAGTCCGCCAACATCCACCAGGATGAGACCTCAGGGCTAGCCCTTTTTTTTTGGGCTTTTATGCACTATTACCAATTCAACATTGGCGATTACAAGTCGCACACAAACCATTTGGATTTACTTGAGGACTTGGCATACCGCCGACTTCTTGACCTGTATTACCTACATGAACGCCCGTTGAACATCGGTGTAGCGTCCGTTGCACGACAGATAGGTATGCGTGAGCATGAAGACAAAGTTAAATTAATTCTTGAAGAGTTTTTCCACATTTCGCCAAATGGTTGGGTCAACCCACGGGCTGACCGAGAAATTCAGCATTACCACGGCAAAATTCAACAAGCGTCAAGGGCTGGTAAAGCATCCGCTGAACGCAGGTCTAACGGACGTTCAACGGACGTTCAACCAAACAATAAACAAGAACCAATAAACATAAAACATAAAACAAATATAAATACAACGCCTGAAGGCGTTTCACAATCTGTCTGGCAAGACTTTGTTTCACATCGAAAAGCCAACAAAGCATCAATCACCCAAACTGCAATATCTCGAATTGCTAACGAAGCTGAAAAAGCAGGGTGGACGCTTGAGCAAGCATTGACCGAATGTGTGGCTAGGGGATGGAGAGGTTTTAAGGCAGACTGGGTTACTGAAAAACAAATGCAAAATGGCTTGACAAAAACAGGACAGCGCAATGCAACTGTGCTTCAAGGTTTAACTCGCGGATTACTTGGAGGGCAAAGCAATGTCAAATTACTCGCAAAATGATTGCACCCAAGACGAAGGATTGGATTACATCTTTGGTCGCATGAGTGCAATTTACGGGGCGGCATTTTTAAGGCACTGGGAGGGCATTGACCTAAATTTGGTGCGGGAGGAATGGCAAAGACAACTTGGAAATTTTTTGACGTATCGCCCAAGCATGGACTACGCCATTGACAGGCTGGGTGGTGACTTTGTACCAAGCGCAATTAAGTTTCGGGAATTCTGTAATGCAGGGCCAGTCGTGCCGCGGTATGAGTTGCAGATTACCCATGACCCAAAGCCTGTTGACCCTGAAGTGGTTGCAGAAGCTAAACGCAAACTTGCTGAATTGAGGTCAAGATGGACGAACTAGAAAAGTTAATGTGTTCTGTGCCTGGGTGCAATAAACGCTGGTCAGTCAAAATTGATGCCCCAAAGTGCTCAGAGCATCAATGGTCAGACAAAAAGCCTGCCACCAAACGAGATATTGCAGTTGCATTGACTCACCCACCAGTCCAGCACTGGCAAGATGACGAGGTGTTTTGATGTATGACTACAAATATTTATTGGACAAAAGACGGGAAGGCCAAGAATTTAGCCTTGTTGACATCAACAGAGCGTTGCGAGATGCTGGCGACCTTGCGCCAGACAGAAGCACTGGAATGGATACGCAGGTATCGCTTGAAGGTCAAAGAAGTTGGTCGACAAAAAGCACGGATTTGGTGGGAGGATGTGAAGGCAGACATTCTGAAAAAACGTGGTCAGGCTGGTCTAGATACCTTGACTTCAGGAATGAATCATGATGTCAATCGTCTTTGATGTGCCCCTTGAACCAAAAGGAAAAGGCAGACCAAGGTTTTCCAGACACGGAAAGTTCACCAAGGTTTACACCGATCAACAAACACTTGACTACGAAACCGCAATCCAGTTCTATGCTGGCAAAGCCATGGGGTTACAGAAACCACTAGAAACGCCTGTGAGCGTTTATCTGTACATCAGGGTATCAATTCCCCAGTCGTACTCAAAAAGCCGTAAAACAGCGTGTTTAGATGGTATTGAACGACCAGCAAAGAAACCCGACATTGACAACGTAGCAAAAGCATTTTTGGATGCTATGAATGGCACGGTTTACCTTGACGATACGCAAGTTGTTGAACTAAACATCAAAAAAGTCTATTCGGCTGTGGCTGGAGTGGATGTAGCAATCATGGAGACAAAATGAGACCAGAACAAGCAGCACAAATGATCAGAGACAAAGCCCCCGCGTTTGGGGAAGCCAAAGCGCAAAGGGTATACCTTGAAGAATTCAGGAAGTCTAAAAAAGCCCTATTAATGAAAGATGCCTTAACATTGGGCATTGAAGCGGCAAACGCACAGGAACGGGAAGCATATGCACATCCAAGTTATCAACAGCTTATTCGTGGACTGGCGGAAGCAATTGAAAAAGAAGAAACCTTGCGATGGGAACTTGAGGCGGCACGACTGGACATCGAGATTTGGCGATCACGGGAAGCAACTAACAGGAATCAGGACAGGGCGCACCAATGAAATGTCCGGTTTGCGGTACATGGACAATCGTCAAAGAGAGCAGAGAATCAACAGGAAACACACGCAGACGGAGACTTGAATGCGCCAATATGCACAGATTTTCTACACTGGAGACTATCGTTGATCGAAAAACATCAATACGTCAGAAGCAAAAAACTCCTGAAAATGGTGGCAAGTCTTGATTGCCAAGCGTGTGGAAGTGGCGATATGGTCCAGGCGGCACACACAAACTGGGGAGGTGGTAAGGGACGAGGCATAAAAGCTGACGATAACCTTACGGCGGCTTTGTGTTTGAAGTGCCACTATGAAATTGACCAAGGCAAAACATTAAGCAAAGAACAGCGACAAAAATTGTGGACTGACGCACACAAAGCCACAGTTAAAGCATTGGAAAATAATTGGCCTGTAAATGTACCTAAACCGATGGAGATAGCATGAACCCAGCAGATAAAGTGGAAAAGTGGAAAATAAGCAAACTGATACCGTATGCAAGAAATGCACGCATCCACAGCGATGAGCAAGTTGGGCAGATTGCGGCAAGCATCAAAGAGTGGGGCTGGACTACGCCTGTGCTGGTAGATGAGCAGGGTGGCATCATTGCAGGTCATGGGCGCACGCTGGCGGCACAAAAGCTGGGAATAACAGAAGTTCCTGTGATGGTGGCAAAAGGCTGGTCAGATGCCAAGAAACGCGCCTACGTGCTGGCCGACAACAAGCTGGCTATAAATGCAGGCTGGGACAATGAAATGCTGGCGCTTGAGCTGGGCGAGATTGGTGATCTGGGCTTTGACCTTAATTTGATTGGTTTCAGTGCTGGAGAAATTGCCGGATTAACTTTTGAAGAAAAAGATTTATATCCTGATTCCAGCACGCAAGAAATTGATCCAGATGATTACAACATGGGACATCAATGCCCAAAATGTGGATTCGAGTTTGATGATGATAAATAAACCAGATTGCGCTTGGAATTTGAAAGACCTTGAAGTTGTTCCAAAAAACGGCATCAAAGTCATGAGCACTTTTGCTTGTGGTGGTGGTTCCAGTATGGGATATAAACGCGCTGGATGTGAAGTGATTGCAGCCAATGACATTGACCCAGAAATGGCTTGGCACTACAAGCTGAACATTAACCCGAAACATTATTTCCTTTGTCCTATTGGCGAATTGCTAGAAAAAGAATTACCAGAAGAACTTTACAGCTTAGACATTCTTGATGGCTCACCACCGTGCAGCACCTTTAGCATGGCTGGAAGCCGAGAGAAAGCATGGGGTAAAGATAAGCACTTTAGGGAAGGTCAGGCAAAGCAAGTGCTGTCTGATCTATTCTTTGACTACCTTGACTTAGTAGGAAAGCTAAAACCTAAGGTTGCCATTGCTGAAAATGTTAAGGGAATGCTGATTGGTAATGCCAAGGGCTACACTAAAATGGTCATGACACGCTTTAAAGAGCTGGGTTATCGCCCCCAACTATTTTTGTTGAATGGCGCAGATTGTGGCGTTCCTCAAAGGCGCGAACGAGTTTTCTTTGTAGCAATCCGTGATGACATTGAAGTCAAACCATTAAATCTGGCGCCAAAACACCGATGGATAAGTGCTGGTGAAGCAACACAAGATTTACAAATATTGACTGCAGATGAAATAAAAGAAACCAAACCAGCAGAAACAGATATTAAATTTTGGCCTGGCACTAAACCCGGCAATAGTTATGCTGATGAATGGTTAAGATTAAAAGGTAAGCCATCTGGTTTTAATACAATAAGATTAAACAAACAAAGGCCGGCTTCAACAATGACGGCAACAGATTGCAGCAGACATTGGGATCAATGCCGAAAATTAACATTTCGCGAGTGGAAGCGTTTAGGTTCTTTCCCAGACGATTATCAAGCTAAATCAGACAAGATTGGCAAGTACATGATTGGCATGAGTGTTCCACCTAAAATGACTGAACAAGTTGCCCGTGCGGTGATTGACCAGTGGCTTTTGCCTAAGGAGGAATAATGCCTAAGATTGAAAAACCTATTCTAAAAAAGCAGGATGCTAGAAAATCAAACGGTGGCGCAAGGTCAGGCGCAGGCAGACCAGCCTTTGAACCGACTGCTGCTGAGCGCAAACAAGTAGAAGCCTTGTCTGGTTACGGCTTGCCCATTGACCAGATAGGTGCATTGGTGCGAGATGGAATTAGCGTTGATACCCTGCGAGCACATTTCACTTTAGAGTTGCAATCAGGCAAAGCTAAGGCTAATGCACAGGTGGGCAAAACCTTATTTAGTAAAGTAATGGCTGGTGACACGACTGCGGCAATCTGGTGGTCAAAGACACAGATGCGCTGGGCAGAAACCCAAAAGCACGAAGTAACTGGCGCAGATGGGGTTCCGCTAGAATTTACCAAGATTGAACGTGTAGTAATCAAAAATGGGTAAAACCCTGCAAATACAAACGCCAGAGTGGGCATTGCCACTTCTAGAATCATGCCGATATAAGGGTGCATGGGGTGGGCGAGGTTCAGGGAAATCTCACATGATGGCAGAGTTGATGATTGAGGGACACATACTTGACCAACGGCGCAGAAGCGTTTGTGTGCGTGAAATACAGAAATCAATCAAGCAATCGGTAAAAAGATTGCTAGAAACCAAGATTGAGACTATGAACGCTGGCGCATACTTTGAAGTACAGGATTCGGTCATCAAGTCCAAAAAGGGCGATGGTGCGATTATTTTCCAAGGTATGCAGAACCACACCGCCGACAGCATTAAGTCGCTGGAAGGCTACGATTGTGCCTGGGTTGAAGAAGCCCAGTCATTAAGTCAAACCAGCCTTGACCTATTGAGACCAACAATACGCAAACCCAACAGCGAGTTATGGTTCACGTGGAACCCTCGCCAGCAATCCGACCCTGTCGATTTTCTACTGCGTGGGCCAGAGCCGCCAGCCAGTGCCACAGTCATCAAGGTTAACTTTAGTGAAAACCCGTGGTTTCCTGATGTACTTAAAGAGGAGATGGAGTACGACAAGCGGCGTGACCCTGACAAATACCAGCACGTTTGGATGGGCCAATACCTGCGAAACAGTAACAGCAGGGTATTTAGGAACTGGAAGATTGACGAATTTGATGCACCAGAGGATGCCATCCATCGACTTGGTGCGGACTGGGGATTCTCTGTAGACCCGACTGTGTTGGTCAGATGCCACATTATTGGGCGCACCTTGTACATTGATTATGAAGCGTACATGGTGGGATGCGAGATCGTTAATACACCAGAACTTTTTATGCAAGTGCCAGAGGCGGAAAAATGGCCAATCGTGGCAGATTCAGCCAGACCCGAGACCATCAGTCACATGAAGCGCAATGGGTTTCCAAAGATCATGACAGCGGTCAAAGGGCCAAAGTCGGTGGAAGAAGGCATAGAATTCTTAAAGAACTACGATATTGTCGTACACCCAAGGTGCATCCATACCATTGACGAATTAAGCCTGTACAGCTACAAATCAGACCCATTGACTGGGCGAATCCTGCCCCAGCTTGAGGACAAAAAGAACCATGTGATTGATGCGCTGAGATATGCCTGTGAGGGCATCAGGCGGTCAGCGGTCACAAAATCCGCTATATTCACGCCATTGCCTAACGTCAAACGGTGGTAATCAAAGGACACAAATGGCACGAATACCCAATGACCAACGCCTAGCTTTGGCGGCTTTGGCAGTTGCTTCTTCAGCGGCGGCTTGCAGATACATGGCGTTTGGGTCTTGTGGTTGACCTTGCATTTCTGCCATCAACTCTTGGGCTTCGTCATCAGTAGGTTTAACCACTCCCATCCGCAAAAGTTTCTTGCGGAAATAAGCATTTGCGTCCCCAACGCCCTCGCCTTCCATGTTCATCATTGCCATCGATGTCAGAACTTGGGCGGTTTCTTGGTCGCTGGTGATCTGTAGCATTCCAGTCAAAGCCCTGACCGTTGCCGCACGTTTACTGCTGGACGATGGTCCAACCTCGGCAACCACATCAAATGTAGCACTGGACAAATCGTTTGCCATCACCACTGCGCCTGACTGAGTGTCAATCATGGGTTGCATCAACTCCACCATGCCAGCTTGACCAACAGGTGAAATGGTCTTCATCTTGCGCTTGTCTTCAATGTAGATTTCTTTTGCCATGCCAAGCCAAATCTCACCGCACCTTTTCATTCCCTTGGCAAAGTTGCTCATGTAGATGTACGTCTGCATATCCACACGGGTTTGAATCATCTCCACCGCTTTGCCAGATACCCCAGAAACAATCTTGTCAGCACCTTGCGGGTTGCCCAGAATGTCCTGCATATCCTGCTCAGTGATTGCAAGTAAAGCAGCCATTGCTGGTGGAATTTGTGCCGACTTTGTATAACCCACAGGGCCAGCGGCCTGGGTGTTTCCATCAGGTCCAGTGATCGGGTTGATGAGTAGATAAGGGTAATCCCGCAGATTATCCTCTGCCCACATCACTTGATGACCCGCCACCTGTTCAGGGGTCATGATTGGCTTTTCAATGCTGGACAGTGCACTGATTTCGCCCAGCTTGGACAGTTGCATATTCTTCAGGCGTTGAGCATCTTTGGCTAGCCTGACAGCACCCATGCAACGCTCAATGTTGTCCACGAACCAGCGTTTGCCGTAGACCACCACAATCGGGATGTTCTTGCCAGCAATATACCCAGCGTCTTCCAGCACCTTGCCGCCTGACATGATGTATTTGCGAACACGCATTCGCTTGACACGCTTTTGACGTACCTCACGAGTGCCGACAGCCATTAGGGTTTCTTCTAGTGTCTCATCATTCGCAAAATCTGTCTGGGTGTAGCGTTCCTCAGTCCCATCAATCGCTTGGAATATGCGGATTAACTCTGACTTTTCCTCAACCTTGTAGTACTCGGCAACGAAAACCACATCAGGGGTTGACCAGTCAAATTCGTATTGGTGGATGATCTTGGGCCAATCAGTTGGGTCATCGTTGTAGATTTCTTTGTAGCTATCACGGGTCATGCTGGTGACCACAAAGCAAAACTTCGCGTCTGACTTGTCCTGGCGTTTGGCGTTCAGGTCAAAGAACACGCTGGAGTCGGCATCAAAGATTGGCTCGAATCTGATGCGCTGGCGTTCATTCTCTGGGTCTTCTTCGTCTTCGTAGACTGTCCGCAATCGCCATGCGCCAATGCCACCGCCTACAGCTTCTTCAAATGCGTTGTCGTATGCTTCATCAGCCACAGATGCCTGTTCGTCAGCCCGATACAGGCCATCACAGACTTCTGCCAGACGATCGTTTTCTGTGCCATCTTTGCTCACATAGTCAACTGTGATGCGGTTATTGCGATATTCGTTGACGATACGAATCACAGCCAACATGATCTTGTTGACTTCAAACTTAGGTTTGTTTTCGTATTGGTCCCAGAGTGGGCCTTCCCACTGACTACCTGCTAAAGAGTAAAAACGCCGATCTTGCAAGCATTGCAGACGCTCATCCCGCAGTGCAGTTTGTATATCGTTGAACTGCCGCAGTGCTTCAGAGTGCAGATTCGCTAGGCGTTGGTCATTGGGTATTCGTGTCAATTGTGTCCTTTGATTACCACCGTTTGACGTTATGCAATGGCGTG